CATCAAGCGTAACTCTTGCAGCATCAATATTAGATTGAACAAGTGTTATTTTTGTACCATCTTCTTTAAAAGCTCCTGTTGCGTCATTTATATAATTAGCATCTGGATATGCTTTTCTAATTGCTTCGTGATCTAAAGGCATTATGCAGCTACCTCCATTAATATAATTCTGCTGATATTATTAGCTGTTCCATTTTTTTGTGCAATTAAATTTGCAGAATATTGAGAATATTTAGCGTTCATTCTAATTTTATAAGTAAAAGAGCTTGTTGTACTAGGAGAATGTAAAAAGCTAATTGGGTGTTTGCGACCCATTATTCCTCCAGCATCATCCTGTTCATACCCATCAGCGTCATTGGTCATTGCATCTAAAATATTATTACTACCATCAGTGATTGCAAAATTCCATTGTGCATTTCCATTTTGACTCATTTCAAACCGCCAAGTAAGAAAACCAGTGACAAATACTTTGTTAGAACTACTTGAAGGAGTGATTGAAGCACTTAGACCTGTATCAACAAAAGCATCTGATGAAAAACCTTGTGATGCAGCAACTTGTACACTTCCAGATACAACTTGAAGAATTTTACCGCCAACACCACTTGCTAATTTTCCAGCAGTAACAGCATTAGCAGCAAGCATATCCGCATCTACTATTCCATCAGGCAAACCTCCTACTGAGATTCCTGTAACTGTTCCTGATCCGTTGATTGCTATTGGCATAACTATAAGATAACTAATATTGCGCCAGAAGGCACGGTTATTGACACTCCGTTATTTATTGTAGGACTTACAGTATGTGCGTGTTTTCCAGAAGATAAAGTATAAGAAGTTGTTGCGGTTTGATCCGATTCAAAGAATACTTCATCTGTTCCTCCTCCTGTAGCTCCAGCACCTCCTCCTATCGCACCCCAAGCTCCATTGTTATAGCCTTCAAATTGATTTAAAGTACTATTGTGTCTCAGCATACCTACAGCCGGACTACCATCTCTCTGGGCAGTTGTACCAGATGGTATAGTCAAGCTAGACGTATAGTTATGAGTTATTTTCCCTGTAAAAGTACCTCCAGCTTGAGGCATTAATCCTAAGTTAGTACTAGCTGCTGTTCCTACAGTTACATATCCATTATTTGCTGCGTTTCTTATTTTTAAAAGTCCATCAGATGTATCAACGTGCCATTGAAACGCAAAATTTGTTGTAAGCGCACCAGAATTACTATTATTAGATGCAATAGCCTGTAAAACACCATTGATGTCTGCTCTTACGGCAGCACCAGTTCCATTATCTATAACATAATCGTGTTGAGCCATTTAAAAAACCAACATTGAGCCTATTCTACCCTTCTTTTCCAAATCCGACAGCCTGATAAGTAAAATTTCTATCAATCGAAGCATTTGATGAATTTTTAAAATGAACAGTGAAACCAGTTCCAGTGATATTCGACAATTCATAATAATCTCCTGATGCCATGTTTTGAGCATTAATACCAACAGAAGGCAAATTACTATTTGCACCTAATAAAGATGCAGTTCCAACAAAGAAAGGGTGTGTAAACGTAACAGATTTAGCACCTGCTCCACTTGCTACTACATTACTTTGTTCTGTTCTTCTCTGTAAAGATGCTGTATAACCTAATTCTGTAACTTTAATATCTTGCCCTATATCATTACTTATCAGATTTGCTTTAAATTTAAACCCTCTTCCTTTGTATGTTCCATTTGCAAAAGTTTGAAATGCAGTATAGGTAGGAGAACCAGAACTAGGATTATCCTGTGTAACTGCAATTTGCATTTCTGCATTTACATCAAGTGCTGTTGTACCATCAAAATCTGTGAGGTCATCTATTAAACCTCTAGCGTCAAATAAATCTGATGGATAAAAACCTTGAGTTAAAAAATGACGTTTGAAATCTACACTATATACAGCACCTAAGTCTAAGAAAGAACCACCAGCAGAACCACCAAACTCATAAGAACCAGTTGGTGAAATGCCACCTGTATCATCTATTGATGCTTCATTGTCAAAATTAGCTATCGCATCAAATAAACCAGTTCCAGATAAATTTAAGCTGTTTGTTGTTGCATCGAAAGAAACATTAGTTTTTGTCCCTTGAAACTTAGGATTATCTTGATCTTCTCTTCTTGTTAAAGCAATTAGGGGAGCTTGATTATCAGGTAAATCTATGATTACACTTGTCTCACCAGCACATAATCTACCGCCATCATCTTGAAATTTTAAAATGTATTCTCCCTCAAGATAAGGAACTTCCGCAGTTGTCGTATTACCAGCTAACGCTTGAATTAAATCAGTACTGTTTTCAAAAGTCGCACTCCCATCTGTAACAGGAGAATGTCTTACAAAGACACGACCACCATGAGTAACGTCAACATCAGTAGATAAATTCCAACGTAATCTT